TGATCCGATAGTTGTTACACCCAAAGTGCTGTCTGATCCTTGTGTGTCGGCTGCACCACCAGCACCAACATCGATTGCGTAAGTTGTTGCAGCAAGTTGAATTGTTGAAACTGTGATACCGCCTGCGCCACCACCACCATGATTGACGGTTCCGCTGTATGACCCACCGCCACCACCACCAGCAACCAACATCACATCAAACAAACCTGCACGTGAAACCGTCAAGGTTCCATCTGTGGTGAACGCTAACAATGTGTAGTTGATACCGCCAACAGTGATGCTTGTGGGTGTGCCACCTGTTGCGAGACCGTAGCCACCGCCACCGCTAAAAAAAGCGAAGACTGACGCTGACAATGCTACGAGTGTGCCACCTCCGTGTTGCGCCAATGCTAACGAACTCGATGTGTTGATTGTTACGCCTGCACCAGCAGTCACTGTGGTTGTTCCTGCACCTTTGTTGGCGATGAAAATTGTGTCACCTTCAGCAAAGATTGAGTTGTTGATTGTGACCGTGTTCGCTGTACCAACATTCATCACGATGCGTTTGCCAACATCACCAACAACTGCAACATATGAAGCGGTCTTCGTTGACACAGGCAAAGTGGTGATTGCGTTGAGCTGCGCTGCCTGAAGCACATTGCCACTAGAGAATGGAAAAGGGGTTGCCATAATGCTCCTATTGTAGTGCGTAAACGGGATCGTCTAATTCCGAGGTGTCAAGGATAAACGGTATCACCAACTGAACTTGACCCAAGCCGATATTCACCCGATGAGTAGACGGATTGACACTGTGACGAATCGACTCAACAACCACATTCTGTGTCACCGTTGAAGGCGTACCGGTAGAGAACTGTTTACTGACCGACAAAATGTCACCAATCTCCAACCCTGCCACAGTTTGCTGCTGTGCAGAAGTCAACGCATTCAACAAAACATCCATTTCCGAGAACCGAACTACAGGCTCCTGGAACCGTGTCAACAACGACAACGCCAACGCAGACCCAGCAGCATCATCAATCAACGGCAAACCAGTCAACGACAACGCTTTGATCCCATACTCAGCCTGAGACGCAGTACCATTCGCAACACTCGAAGCCGTGCCACCATCAATTGAAACAGCCACCCTGTTAATGACCGTCTCAGCCCCATACACATTCGACAAAGACTGAATCGGCAACCCAGCAGTACCACCAAACGAAGCCACAGCCGTACCAAACGACGACTCAATCCGAGCATCAAACTCCACCAACCCCGAACGACTAACAAACAAACGCCCACCCTCAGCCGTAGCCACATCCTGCAACGCCTGCAACACATTCGTTGCATCCTCATACGCAACCGTTCCACACGTCGCCAACCCTGTCTCAATGTTTCGCAACGCAGTTGAGAACGCAACCTCTGGACGATCCAAGATTGCTGACACACGCGCAGACGTGAGCTGTGAAGAAGGGTTGAATGCAGTCAACACAGTTTGACCAAGTTGGCCAAGAGCATCAGTAGCAACGATTGTCGCAGTGGACAAGTTCGGTTCCGCATAATCAATGTTCAAGTCGTACACGAAACCAATGAACATTGCTGTCGTGCCGGCTGTACCGCCATACACCTCAAACTTGCGTCGAGGTGCGATACCGATAGTCCCACCTGAATACCATTCGGATGCTGTGTTCAACGGATCAAAATATCGTGCAGCTGCACGATCATCAGCCGTGATGGTGCAACTCGACGAAGGGAAGTTGTCTAGTTGAGTTGAACGCCCCCGATTGATATTGATGTTGGTTACATATTCGGTGACATCGACAAACTCTGTTGAACCATCCAACGTGTCGGTGCCATTCAACAGACTTGAATCCAATGTGAACGCATCCGCCAAGAACCCGACATCCAACAACACCTTGTATGTTGAACCCCACTTCGCAGCCTTAGCCATTAGAAGAACCCCGTGCTACTACCATTCAACCTTCGATACCGATCCGACAAGTTCGCCAACTCCTGTGCAACTTGATCTGGTGAAGCAACAATTCCAGCCTGCACAGTGTTGTTGATAACAGTGCCATTCGGGTTGTACCCAGATGAGTTACCTGTGACAGTTGAAGGAATAGCATTGGCCGAACCAGCCATCGGATTAGACATATTGAACTTCCCAGCAACAATTGGGTACAGACCAGCAATCTTGCCGGCTTCCTCAATCGCTTTCCCAAACGCTTCCATCGCTTCAGTTTCACGCTCAATCGCCTCAGCCACAGCAATAACAGCCTCAGCCTGATTCTCTTTCGCTGTAGTCAACGCATCAGACAACTCCTTGTAAATATCTGAACTAGTAGACACACCACTCACAGCCTCATTCAACAAATCATTCGCCTTAGTCAAACCATCAGTTGCCTCAGTCTGCTGATCAATCGCATCAGCACTAGACAACTTCGCCTCAGCCAACGCAATCTCAGCCTCACGAATCGCCTGAGGTGTCGACTCAGGATCAGCACGAACCTTCTTCAACGCCTCCTCAGCATCCTTGATTGCGAACAACGAACCCTCCACGTTATACCCAGCGCGTTCCAACCCACGTTGAGCCTGCGCCAACTCCAACGCAGCCTTCCTAGCCTGCGGTGAATCAGCACCGAACCCAGACACAGCCTGATTCAACGCAGCCTCAGCATCAGCCACACCCTGATTCGCAGCCGTCAACGACTGCCCAGCCTTCACCGAAGCCTTCTGCGCATTAGTGAACGCCTTCTGAGCAGAGTTACTCGACTTCAACGCATCCGTGTAAATCTTGAGTCTGTCGGTTGCCTTCTTCACAGCCTTAGCCACACCTGTCCCATCGCCATCCCCATCATCACCCAACGCCTTACCCAACCCCTTAGCCTGACCAGCAAGTCGATCAGATGCTGCACCGTTGATTCGGGTCTGTTTGGCTTGTTCTGCCATCGCATCCTTCAAATCATCAATGTGCATTTGAGATGCCTGCATTTGCAAATCAGTCATCAACAAATTGTTTTGAATCTCCTTTTGTGCATCCTTGAAACCTGGTACAAGTTGCACAAAACCAAAAGACAAAATCACCAAAGCGTTAGCAGCTTTCATCGCCATAGCGTTATATTCATGGATTACTGACGCAGCCCAGAACTTTACATACGCGCCAACAATACCCATCTGATCCAAAAACACATCCAACGCTGCTCCAAAACCTTCTTCACCAAGTACCTTGATTGCTGCATCTGCCGCATCAGGCAATCTGTCAAGAGCATCTTTGAACAAATCATTGTTCAAAATTGCAAAACCAACCTTCTCCTTGACATTCTCAAACACGGTTCCCAGTCGAGCCATCTGACCACCGAATGTGTCAGCTTCAGCTTGTGCAGCACCACCAAACTGATCATTCAATTTTCCCAGCACAGCATCAAAATCTTTTGACTTTTTCGTTGCATCATCAAGTGGCACACCAAGTTTTGACAACGCTGTGAACTGGCCTTGTGAGGCACGGGCTAACGCCAACGAAACTGACTCCAAATCTCTTCCAGTTGATGCCGCGATATTTTGAGCAGTATTTAACAAATCTTGTGATTGCGTCATGTCACCGGTTGAACGAACCAACAGACCCAACGATGACCTCAGCGCAGTATCGCTAGTCCCATAACGCAGTTCAGTGGCACCGATGTAATCTTCTGTCGAACGAACCAACGCATCATTCGCACCGAATGTTCGTTCCAACTGTCGTTGCAATTCCACTTGAGACTTCTGATCCTCACCAGCAGCCTTCATTGCGAAACCGATAGAAGTAGCAACAGCACCGAACGCAGCTGCACCAGAAATCGCAACCGTTTTGAATGACGGAATCAAACTTGATACGTCAGTCTTCATTCCCCCCATACCATCGGAGACTTGTTTGATTCCTTTGACCGCACCAGCTACATCAGAAATAAACCTGACAACAAATGTACGTCCACCAGCCATGCAATGATTCTAGATGACATCCTGACTGGCCAAGCGCACGGCTTCTCGGTACTCGGCAACCATCACACGGAAGTCATCAGCCATTGTCTTCCACAACGCATGACCTTCCAAATGTGAATACTGTGTCATAGGTTTCGCAGCATCCCACCACGCATCATCCATCTCAACACCAACAGTTCGCCTGCGTCGAGGCTGAGCAGATTGACGTGGTGCCGATGGTGTTGGGTTCGGCAAATGTTCGTATCGGAAGTCTGCGTCAATGAACTTGCCTGATTGTTCGTGGAACTCCCAAGGTTGATCTGGTGCATGTTGCGGAAGGTAGAAGATACGCGCAGCATCTTTCGTTGCAGGGTCACCTTGCAAGTTGATTCGTTCGTGTAGTTCGTGCCAGACCGCTCTCCACAGTGATGCCGGTACACGCTCAGCCAACGGCAAAACTAAGTGATAGTGAGGATCATCAAGTCGATGCGAATAGGTGGAGTAGGCAAGATACTCAAACCCGTCAAGGTTGGCATTCGCAAACGACTCACCGTCCATGTCAACCACCAACGCTTCAATGAACCGAACAGCAGTGTTCCCTCTAGTCCTACCTGGGTAATACTCAACAGGTGACCACAACGCACCATCAGACTTGTTGTCATTCTCCTCATGGTGCATCAACCGTTCCTTGAGGTCAACCCAATTTGATGCAAACGGCTTCGGCTGAACAGACTTAACAGAATCAAAATAAACAACCATCACTACCTCCCTACCTACAGGGTAGCGAAACCCCCACCAAAGTCAACTATCTAAATCACCTTCATAGTGTCACTCAACAGAGGGCCGATGCCAACCGTTTCACGTTCTATCGCTTTCGCTGCTTCCTTACCTGCCAAACCATCCAAGACGTTTTGAATAGCACTCAAATAAGCATCAGCAATATCACCCTTGTGTTTACGCACCGCAGGCCAAAAGAAGTAACCAGACTTCCCACGATGCCGAAGAAACTGGGTAGTCCTGCCCCCACCCTTACGAGGCATCTCAGTCCCAGCGCGAGACTTAGCCCCAGCCACCGTGAGGTTCCCTGAGCCATGTGAACCACCACCAAACTCGGCACCAAAGAACACATCGCCCCTAGTCACTTGTCGCCTTATCCTTCGACGGGTCTTGATGTTGTAAGAAGAACCAAACTTGCGTGAACGAGATTGGAACACAGAGTTCTCGTTCAGTTTGATAGTTGGCACACGGTCACTAGTTGCGACCATGCCCTTCATAACTTCCATAGCCTGACGATTACGAGTCACTGAAGCTGCTTCAAACTTGGCTGCAACAACAATCAAATTGGCAACTTGCTTTGATGCAATACGAGCATATTTGTTGAACTCTGCGTATGTCTTAGAAGCATCACGAAGATATTCGGTGATACCAAGTATCTGTACCGGAGCGTCGTTCTGAACATTGGAACGGAATGTTCCTGCACGACTTGTGCCTGGATTCGGTCTAGCCATACAGCGATACTACTTGCCTAAATGAATCGCTCTCCAGCGTAGGTACGCCAACATTGTGAACAGCATTCGTGGTTCTTCTGCCAGCAGCACTGAAGGTGCAATCCCTGTCTCGCAAGCGAGATACGAAATTACCCAGTGGGCTGACTTATCTCCAAAGGGACAATCACTGCGTCAGCGCTATCTCCCACTTCAAGTGCTTCAATCTCATCGCACCATGATTCAAAGTCCAACCCAGTTTTCTTCAACCGTTTCTCTGCATGCCATCCAAGGTATGCAAGATCGGTCAATGTGAGTTCGGCTTCAAACTTGGCGACACTGCGATTGTATTTGTTTTCAAACGCAATGAAGTCAGGGAACGCAGCAATGATGGTGCGTTGCTTGCCATCTAATGCACTAGTCAAACTGAGTGCTATTTTCATTCTCTACCTCCGCAGGTAAGGGATTGGGTTATTGAAATCAGCCGTTGGTGCCAGTCTTGGTGATTGCACCAGAGATTGGGTAGGTGATTGACACTGTGGCCAAGTCACCGATAGCACCGTTCACTGGTGTCCACGAAGTTGGTAGCGCACTGAATGCGTAACTTGGATTCGTTGACGAAGCAGCAGCAGTTCCGTTTGGCTTGACTGTCATTGGTACAGCAGTACCGGCAGTGAACGCATCCCAGAACAACTTCTCAATCGTTGGGTAGTCCTGTTGCAATTCAATCGTGACCGAGTTATCAATCATGCCCTGGATACGAGTCATCGCTGACGATCCCATTGCCGATGTCGCAACTTCGTTGGCTGTTGTCGACAATGTGATTGACGTGACATAACCTGAAATGTCGGTGTTAGCAGTACCGAAGGTCACTGCCACGTTTGTGAGAACTTGCTTTGCCATGATGTCTGCTCCTGCCTATCGGCGTTCGAGTTGATGTCTGCTCGGCACAGCCGATGAGATAACACTACACGCATAACACAACCTACGGCAAGGGGTCAGGCGTACACCGTCACAACGAAATCAATCGCCAAATAGGTTGCATCATTCGCTTCCAGAGTAGAGATGTTGTTCGCAGACTCAACAATCAAATCCTGCACAACACCACCCAAAGTCCGATCCGATTCAATCGCCTGACGAATAGAAAGAGAACCCTTATAAGACAGATACCCATCCAACAAAGTCTGTGCAGTACGCTCAGCCGAACGACCCACCACAACAGACACCGTGAACTTGTGAGTAATCAAACCCCCA